GAATTTGTTAATAATGGCGATGATTGCCTTTTGATATTAGAACGATCAGATGTCCGTAAGTTGGTTGATGTACCTACCTACTTTCGAGACTTCGGATTTAAAATAGTGACTGAGGATCCTGTGTACGAATTTGAACATATCGAGTTTTGCCAGTGCAGACCAGTGCAATCTAACGGATTATATCGAATGGTTCGTAATGTTAAAACTTGTTTGGTCAAAGATGTCACAGCGTTGGCTGTGGGCCATGATGTCACTCAATACCGCTCTTGGATCGCAGATGTAGCCAGTTGTGGATTGTCTTTTTGCGCAGATGTGCCAGTTCTTGGGGCGTTCTATCGGATGTTGCAACGGTTTGGGCAGCCCGGGAATTATAATGGCAAAGATGCACTGTTTAGTGCGTATCGCACACTGAGCAAAAATGCACATTCTGACTGTGACACTCCAGATTCAAGTGGTAGATATTCGTTCTGGTTACAAACTGGTATTCATCCTGACGCCCAGGAACAGTTGGAACGATATTTTGATACCAGCGTTTGGGGCGGCGATAAACGCCAATTTATCAGCAATTTACATCAATTACTAAAATGACGAAATCGAGAAACGTAAAACCTACTGTTGCACGAACGGTTGCCTCTCAATCTAAGCGTCAGCCTAGACAGAGGATTAGCGGTCGCTTGGGTAGCGACACTATTCTTAAAGGTACTGAACTTTGCACCTCTTTAACGGTGGCGAATGGTGGAAGCGGTATGGCCAGCTACATTCCGCTTATTGCTGGAACCACTTCCTCCAGAGCTGTGTACACCTTTATTAACGTGGCTAAGAATTATCAAAAGTTTATATACAGACCTGGAACCCATTTTAGGTACCAACCTAACGTTGGGCTTAGCACTGCTGGGACTGTTTATGTTGCTTATATTGATAATCCTGAGGCGATTAAAGATTACATAGCAGCATCCGGAGCTACTCGGTTGGATATAGTTAAGGGTCAAGCTAACATGCGTAGTTACCCCGTGTGGCAGGAATTCATTATGCCTTTGACGGCCACGCCACGACAACGCATGTTCACTACTGACGTGACTACTGATCTCACCGATGCGGATACGTTAAATAGGGTGTGTCAAGGAGCTTATATCTTTGGAGTAGAGTTACCTACCACAGTGTCGGCTGATACTACTATTGGACGCCCCATATTGCATGTCAATTTGGAGCTACAAGAGTTGTCGGCCACTCCTGTGACATAGGTTTGAGTTAGGGGTAAATCGAATCAGGTTATACCGAGATGGGGTGCGGTTAGGGGACTACTCGGCGGCTTTGGCGAGCCCATTTACGACGATAAACGGTTGTCGTGGCCGGGGAACCCGCACTTATAAGGAGCGACCTGGTCGTGGTGTTGGCAAGAACCTGGGGAGACCTGGGGGAGGGCGCACAACACTTGG